CACGACGTCGAGCTTCGCATCACTTGGGGACCCAACGCCACCGACGCCAGTGCCAAGTGGGATGTGTACACCAACTACGCCTATCTCGACACGATGGAGCGTGAGATGTTCGCCGCTCAACCTCAAAACATGATCATGACCCAGGTTCAGAAGGCGATCGCTTCGGGTTCCAGGATTCAGGAACTCAACTTTAATCATCCAGTTAAGTATCTCGCTTCCGCCGACGATTCTGATCTCAGCATTCTCAACGACGCAAACAAGCTCAAGCTCCAGATTAATGGTACCGACGTGGCGGATTTCAAGTTTGCGGATCCTCATTTTACGACCGTTCCTCTCTATTACCACTCCTCCAATGGCGAGTCCTCCACTGCAAAGGAACTCTTCTTCTACCCATTCTGCCTCGAGTCTGGAAAGCTCCAACCCACTGGGTCCCTCAATTTTTCTCGCCTCGACTCTGCTCGCATTATCAACAGCGCTGCCAATTGTGAAAAGGACATCTATGCGGTCAATTATAACGTGCTTCGCATAGAGAATGGCATGGGTGGACTTTTATATTCTAACTAAATAATAAATGTTTTGGAAGATTGTTTTCCTTCTCGCTATCGTTTTTGTTTTGACCTACGATCCAAAATCCAGGACACTCGAAAAATTCATGATTCAACCCACCACCGATAAATCATGTGAAAACACACATTACGAGGCGATTCAATTTGGACAGTCTCCATACGAGTGCCCACCCCCAGGAAAACCTTCCATGGGTGTAATCACTTAAAAAGAATATGACATACTCATGTATATGATTCCCCTCAACAAAGATACGATCATGCTGATCGCCACTATCATATGTGCAGCTGGTATCGTGATGTTATTCAGAGAGATAAACAGGACCAAAGAGGAAATGAATACCCTCAAGGATGTTTCTACCCAGATGATTAAAAGGTTAAATACACCCACACCGGAACCAGTGTTGGAGCCCGAACTACCTGTGGAGAAGGATGAAGAATAATCATGTGGGCTTATAGTAACTTGCGAATGCGCAATGAAAAAATACAAAGCGATTGCGATCCCGGTTAGCTTTTCGGAAGGAAAGCCACGATTTCTTACAGTGAGAGATTGGAGATTTAAAGAATGGATTTTTATCACAGGTGGATGTAGAAGGAGAGAAATTTACAATCCTCTTAGATGTGCACTTCGAGAACTCGAGGAGGAAACTCGTGGTGTAGTTTCTCTCAAAAGTGGTGAATACACTGAGTTTACATTTACAGTTAAGGAGAGTCCAATGGTTGATCTTGAGTATAGTGTCTTTATATTATTCGTGAATTTTACTAGGTCAGAACAACAGGCGCAGGTAAAGAAGTTCTATGATGAAAAGTCTAAAACGCATATAAAAAAAATGTTAAAACAACCATACAGAAAAACCCACGATGAGAATGATTATATGAGTTACGACACACTCGATGAGTTTAACAATAAAAAAAGATGGAAACGCATTATAGATAATGTCATAAAAAATCCAGAGTTTTACTCGTGTATAACTTCTCTTCGTAGAAAAACATTTTCTATAAAATAATGAAAGCGAAGGTGCACATTTTGAATGAGATTACTGAACTCTTAAAAAAGAATAGAGGATTTTGTGATGAAGAGTGTGCTCAGTGGGTGGAGGAAAATAAATCTAAACAGGTGTACATTCTCTTGAGTATAAAGAAGGAGTTATCACAGAATAAAGAATATCAGGACATCTCGTGTATGAGATGGTTTAGAGAATAGGTTTGTATATAATAGTATGTTTAAAAGGTGGTGCACTGAACAAAAATTTAACAATGCAACCAATCTATCACATGTACTCATGGACGGTGGTGTACTGTCTGTACCATTTGATACATTGGATATTTTTCATGAAAAATACATAGAGGCTGTAAAGAATGGTGAAAGACTTTACGTAGTCGAGCAAAAAACTGAAAGGTACAACTTTTTCGTAGACATAGATTATAAGGCTACAGAAGCCCTAGAATTACGAGAGATTAAGGATATCTGTAAGATTATCTGTGACAAAGTGAGGCATCATGGGGGGAAAGAATGTCTTGTATCGGTCGCACCGCCTAAAAGATGTACGAGTGGTCTCACAAAGACTGGTGTTCATCTCAATTGGCCTGGATTTGTCGTCGATCAGGCATCCGCCGTTGCACTTCGTGAACATATCATATTGACACTCGCGGCCACAAAAAATGTCGACTGGGAAAATATCATAGATGCTGCTGTATACGGTAATGCTTCGAGAAAAACAAAGGGGAGTGGTTTTCGTATGCCATGGTCGTATAAGCGTGTAAAACATGATGATTGTGAAGGGCGAGGGTGTGGTACATGTGAGTCTGGAAAGATCGATCAGCTCGCGTATCTCCCGTTGTACATTTACAGATGTGGTGTGTTTAATCAGATGTTAGATGTGAGTCAGGATCCTTCGTTGGATGTTTTAAAAATGGCAGTCATTCGTACGAATGAACCCCAGACGATTCATGTGGATCCACCCCTCAAGATGCAGCAATCGAATACTTTACCACCTACCACCATGGATAAGGATGAAGTGTGTGATTTTGGTGTAAAGCGTGACTTGGAACAATTTATTCGTAAGCATTTGGAGGGTCAAGGAAACGCACGAGTCACTAAACTTTTTAAAAAGAGAGACACCTATCTCGTATCGACGACGTCGAAGTATTGTGAAAATATCAGACGGGAACATGGATCGAATCATGTGTGGTTTATAGTGAGTGGGTACACGATAATTCAGAAGTGCTTTTGTATATGTGACACTTTGGTGGGGAGGCGCAATGGATTTTGTAAAGATTTTTGTGGGAGAAGGCACAAACTTTCAAATAGCATCGTAGAACAATTATATCCAGATAAGAATGAATTATCCAGGTGTCCAGAAATAAAAAAGTGGGAGGAGGAGGAAAAACCCCAGGTGAATAACGATGCTAAAGAACAACTCGAGCGATTCATAAAAAAATTTATGCACGGCCCCGAAACTATGAAGGCTGTGAGTCTTAAACAGCAAAAGACGAATATAATTTTACTCACAACATCCACACACTGTGAGAATATTGACGGAGAGCATGAAGATCGGTGTGTCATGTCATACATCATCAAGGGAAAAGAGATTAAGCAAAAATGTCCGCGATGTAAAAAAAGTACATCGCGGACACATTGTTTGACGCCGAATGTCATAAACATACTTAAACATAAATAAACTATAAAATATACATGATCACCAGGTCTGGTCGTAAGATAAAGAAACCTGAAACATTTAAGCCAACTGAAACTGAATTTACGGATGATTTTTTATCAGATGATTATGATACGGAAGATGATAGTGGTATAGATTCAGAGACGGAGAGTGAAAGTGAAAGTGATGTGGGAAGTTTAGAGGATTTCATAGTGGATGATGATGACGCTTAAAAAAAACGGAAGTATAATTAGAAAATGGAGACAGAAATAGGGAATCCTATAGAATACAATCCAAGCATTCCTGATAAATCAGATGACGAACCCATTCATGAAGAGGAACATCCTCCATCGTATTACATGGATTACCCTCACCCTCCCCCAGTACAATCTCATAGTAAAGGTTTTGACTTGTTTGAAAAAGTTGACAAGTCCACCTGGATTATCGCCTTTGCTGTGTTTCTTTTAGGATTTTTTATGGGTAAGACTATGCAACCTGTCATCCTCAGGTACACTTAATCATCTTTTGTATATGGTATAAAATTCCCAATATCCCCGTAAATCGGTTTTATATTACCATACATATCCTTCTCTATGAGTTGTGTTGGATATGTGGGGATGATGAAAGCCTCGTTCGTATCTTCTATGAATCCAGTCGCCATGCTTGTTTGAATTTTTTCTCTTTTGTTTTTTAATTCAAATGATGGATTAAAAAACAAAATAAAAAAACCACCAACCAGAATGATAGTGGCTAATATCTTATACATACTTTATACATATATAATTTACTCTTGAATTTCGGGAAGTTCCCTCTGTTTACGACGCTCTTCAATTTCTCTGGCTACGATGGCGTCAGCCTCTGCGACGAGTTCCTCTGTTGTGATGGTGGGATTTTCTTTCTTGAGACGCTCCAAAACTTCGGCGGGGTGGGAGATAGGGGTTTCGTCTGATTTCGTGTAAAATTTAGAGTTTTCATCACCGGGTACGAAATTATTTCCATTTGTTGCCATGCTCTGTTTTCGCTCCTGAAACATACGAGCTGCCTGAGCTTGATTCTCCTTGTAACCACTCATAATCTCTTCCAATTTTTCATTATTATAGTGTACATCCTCAATCTTCATAGGGTCTGGGGGGATGAGCAACCATTTGTATAGATCGACTACATAAATATCAAAGGTGGGATCCTCTTTCTGGAGTCGTTTCGCGTGGTTAGCAGCTTCATCACGAGTGGCGAAGGCTCCTCTAATTTTAATACCAAATTTGTCATTCTTTTGAGGCGCCTCTGGTCCGATAATAGACAAGCAGGCGAAAGCCTGACCTGGAACGGTGGTGTAATCTGTTTCGAGAGACATTATACTACTCTTTCATTTCAAAACTTTAAGTTCTAAAACCTAAGTAAAACGAATACATTCAGTTCTTAACAAAACGAGATGTTTAAATCGTATCCCACTGAGCTTATATCATTCTTTTCCACACATGGTATACGATTACCTACACTTGAAACCATAGGTGGACAGGCACTTGCGTGGATGGCCCAACCACATATGAGGGGTGGTAACACATTCATTACTCGTGAACAAGCTGTTCAATTTTTTAAAGAAAGGGATATGACATCTAGTGATCCTATTCAGCCATTCAATAAACCTGGAGGTAGTATGCCAGGGTTGAAACGCGTAAAAGGAAAACGAGGGGAATATTCCCTCTTGTATCCATTTGAATTTAACGACATTGAAAAAAGACAGAATGTAAAAGAGAACGTCTTGATAAATGGGTCTAAGATGGCTCAGGTGGCACAGACAAAAAAATATTGGATTGACAAATTAAAACCCAATATGGAAGAGTGTTCGTTTATTTTAGAATGTCTCAATGATAGATTCACTGAAAAAAAATACAAAAAACTCATGGAGGAAATTTCTCATATCAAATGGCACATCGATAACATTATAGATGTACCAATATCTGAATGGCACATTGGGCATCTCGACGCGACAAAGGGTAACGACCCCACAAATTTATATTATCAGCCACCCATACAAGCTCGATATAGAGACAAGTACATCTTCAATCATAATTTTGAGCGTCTCAGAGTTAAAGCTTAGACACGCATATATAGTATCCTATGCAGGTTGATATTATCAACCATGAAGAATGTCTGAGTGCCATGAAGAAACTCCCAGCCGATTCGATTGATATGGTTTGTACAGATCCACCCTATTTTCTAGACGGTTTAGGTAGTGATTGGAATAAAAAACAACTAGATAAGCGGGGTTCCTCGAATATCATTGGTAATTTACCAAAAGGTATGAAATTTGATCGTAATCAATCTAAAAAATTTATGTCATTTTACGATGAAGTGTCAAAGGAAGTATTTCGGGTACTCAAACCTGGTGGTGCATTCATCTCATTTAGTAGTCCCCGTCTATACCACGCGATGGCAATGGCTGTTGAGAATGCAGGGTTTGAAATTAGGGACATGCTGGGTTGGGTATATACACAGTCGCAGGTGAAGGCATTTACCCAAAATCACATCATCGAAAAGGATAAGAAAAAAACACCAGAGGAGAAGGAGGCACTCAAGCGTCTCTGTGCGGATTGGAGAACACCCCAACTCAAACCAGCCATCGAACCCATGTGTCTTGCCGTGAAACCCATTGAAGGGCGTTACATAGATAATTTTGAAAAGTATGGAACAGGGCTCATGCACATCACCGATGAAACAAAGACGGGAGAGGGTCAATTTCCTATGAACATCATGACCACTCAAGAGGGTCTTCTCAATAAGGTATTCTTGGTACCTAAACCAACCAAAAAGGAAAAGGGTGAGTATAATACACATCTTTCAGTGAAACCAGTTGAATTAATCGAGCATCTCATCAGACTCTTTACAAAGGAGGGTGCTATTGTTCTTGACCCATTCATGGGAAGTGGAACGACGGCAGTGGCTGCTGTGTCGTGTGAGAGACATTATATTGGGTTTGACATTAATGAAGAGTATGTGAATATTTCGAAAGAAAGACTCCTAAGTGTAATATAGAAGATTGTTCTTATAAGAATAAGAATGGAGGAGATTCGCAAAAACCACAACGATGCAAAGAGAGTACTGATTCAATCAGTGGCTAAGAAGGGACAACACGTTCTCGATGTTGGGTGTGGTTTTGGTGGTGACTTACAGAAGTGGTACAAATGTGGTGTGAATATAAACATGTGTGATCCAGATCCCATCGCACTTCTAGAGGCGAAGAGTCGTGCGAGTAACATGCGCATACGAGTCAACTTCTACGAAGGTGACATTTGCAATTGTCCTAATAGAAAATTCGACATTATATGTTTCAACTTTTCATTACATTATATTTTTGCTGATAAGAATTTTTTCATGACATCTCTGATGGAAATCAAAAAGCGAATGAAACCTGGTGGCATTCTCATGGGTATCATTCCAGATTCTGAAAAAATTATATTTCACACACCCTATATGGACGATATGGGTAATTTTTTCAAGATGAAAAGTCATGGAAATGGTGAATTTGGTGAAAAGTTGTGGGTGCAGCTCACAGATACACCTTACTATGCGGATGGACCTAAACCTGAACCTGTAGCGTATAAAGATCTTTTAGTGACACACCTCAATGACCTTGGATTTAAATTGGAAATGTGGGAAGGTCTCAATGGAAATCCAATATCTAGATTTTATAGTAAATTTATATTTGTATATAACAGATGATACTCATATTATTATTACTTTTTTTTGTCTCGTGGGTGTATTACACCACCAATCAACCACACGAACTCCTTGAAGTAAAGGAGCGTTATAGAATTCTTAGGGAACATTTAAAGGATACGAAAAATGAAAAATTCAGAATGTTGTATAGATGTATACCCATCACCGGTGTATTATACACGAATGGTACGGTTGGTTCCAATACGAACAAGGGGTCTGAGATTGTTGTGTGTATCAGTGGAGGTATTAATGAAATTTTCCATGTCCTGATTCACGAGTTGGCACATTGTACTGTGAATGAGTATGATCATTCAGATGCGTACTGGAAAAATTACACTGAACTTCGTGATATATGTGTCACACTTGGTATTTATGAAAAGATTCCTACAAAGACACCATTTTGTGGTAAACATGTTCAGGATAAATAATGTGTTTATAAAATAAATGAAGACACCTGTGAATGTTGTGTTAATGGCNATTCTATATTGGATTTTAGTCTATGGTATAATGATTGTTCCAAAATTTTCAGGTGCGTACATGATTAATCTGGTTTGGATGACGATTGTCATTCCCAATGTCCTTCGCCTGATGGTAGGAAGTATCCCTAGATTGGCGGTGGATAAATTCTTTTTTGTAGTATCTACTCTATTTTCACTGGTTATCACATACCTCGTGGGGCGATATGATGAAGATGTTAAAGAGGGTCTCAGTAATCCTACTGCAGCTACCGATAAGAGGGTGAAAGCTAGTATCTCATTGGTAGTAGCGTTTATCTTTGGTGCACTCTTGACTTATTTTTTAAACATAGATACACGAATCTATAGTGAAATGGGTTGGGAATCTTAAGGCTTGACGATGTAATCCTTTCCGATGTAAAAAATAACAGCCGCGACGACACCAGTTACGGCGAGACCGACGATACTCCTAGATCCCTGTTCATTGAGAAATTTAGGGATAGAGGATGCGAGACGATCCTGAACGGGTTTGCTCACGGCGACAGCAGTACATGCTGCCACGACAAGAGCGGTGAGTTGTTCGTCTGTGAGGTTAAGGGGGTTCTTTTTACCGGTAGGGGGAGGGGTGCCGGTGGTGGGAGCAGAAGGGGGTGGGTACATACCCTGATGTTGAACCGCCGGCATGCGCTGCTCGTCCGTCATCATCCCGGGATGCTGCTCCATCATGATATCGTTAATTGGTGTAGAATCCATTGTAGTTTCTTTATGTTCACTCAGATTTTTTTCAGGTGTAAAGGACACAGATGGTTTATCGTTGAGTGGAACCATTCCATCCCCATTATCAGCGAGATTCATGGTGTTAACTTGGTCTGACGACATTATATATTTATTCAATGTTTTTGAATAAAATGTTGAACGCATTACTTTGCCTTGGTAATTTTGAGTGTGGTTTTTTTATTCATTCGCTTGGGATCATCTTCCTTTTGCTGTAGGTATTTAGGATTGTACATTTTTTTATGAAGGCGCCACAACTCCGGTCCACCGACTTTAAAGTTTTTCCTGACCGTAGCCTTATACCAAAACACACAATCTTGTATCCTGTTGGATTTTACTGTATTATCCAACACGAGACATTCATAATTTTCTGTGCACGCATCCATAACCTTACAAAACATATCAAATGAAGGGAATATACCAAAGAATGACTTGTATAACTTTTCACGATTTTGTATGATATTTTCTCTGAGAATAAACACATAATCTACATTGGCTCTCAAAGCTGGTGGAAGATCCATCACGTACTGCATGGTCAGCATGAAAAATATTTTCCAGTGTCTTCCATTCATGAAACACTGGCGAATACAGGTGTCTTTTAAAAATTTCGAATCGTACATACAGTCGTCTAAAAGCATGAATGCACCACAGTTTGTTTTACCCGCACCCACCAACTGACGCTGCCTCGCCATGACTCGTTCTATCGCATCTCGATCGTAGTCTCCATAAATGAATAAATCTGGAATGAAGTCTGAATAAAAATGGTTACCCTCCTCAGTACCGGATAATACTATACCAGCTGGTAGGTGTTTCTTGTGGTACATGATATCTTTGACGAGTGTAGACTTACCAGTGTTACGCTTACCTATGAATACACACACCCGATCATCCGAAATATTCTCTGGGTTGAATTTTTTCAACTGAAGATTCATTCTACTGTAGTGTCTCGTTTTATTTACTAAAATTTTACTCATATATATTAGAAATGGCCGGTCGATTGAGACTCTCCGTAACGGGTCTTCAAGACATGTGGCTTACGGGTGAACCACAATTTTCATATTTCCTGATGAATTTCAAGCGACATACAAAATTTGCATTTGATTATGTGGAAAGTCAATTCGATGGGTCCATAGATTTTGATCAACTCCTGATTTGTAAAATCCCAAACGACAAGGGTGACCTGTTGAAAAACATTACTCTGAAGGTGACACTCAGTGATCCTAAACCCGATGATGGTGGTGAAAATGACATGCTATGGACCTCATCAGTCATCACACATCTCATAGAATACGCGGAATTGTATATAGGTGGGCAACTCATAGAGAAACTCACAGGTGAGTACATTTATATACATCAGCAACTTTACAACACGAATGACGATATAGATCAGACCCTCTATTTCCTGAATAGTCATGGAAATTATCTGGGGTATCAAGGATCTTATACATACTTTCTCGATCTTCCATTTTATTTCTATAGAAATCCCTCGTTGGCTATACCCACCTGTGCCCTGTCGAAACAATCCATGGAGGTGAGGATCAAGACACGACCATTGGGGGAACTCGTGAGGAATCTTTCCAAACCGGCATTTCCGGATGATGGAGGTATATCCGATGTGAACGCGACGATAGAAAAGTTTTCGTTAGATTCTGAATTCGCCTATGTCACACCCGAAGAGAGGGAATACCTGACGACTCGACCACTGGATTACATCATCACACAAGTACAGGTGGCCAAATTTAAGATGAAGCCTGGTGAAAATAAAAAGTCCGTGATGCTCAATTTTCAACACCCAGTGAAGGAGCTTTTCATGGTTTCTCAGAACAGCGCGAATGGAAACGTACCTCATCTTTATAATAATATAGTCACTGCTGAACTCAGATTTAATAATGAGATTGTCTTTAATCGTTCCGGTCTATTTCTCGCGTATGAACAAGCACTCAAACATCATGTAAACTCACCATCGTCGATCGAAAAAACACCACAAGAAATAAACGATTCACAACGATTTCTGGGTCCTTCAAAGTTTGGTATGTATTCATTCTCC